TCTGACATTCTGGCTTATGCCTCAATGGGAGATATTATGAAGGCAGCGATAGAGAGGCTTGCTTATAATGCAGGAGTTTCTATTGATACACTTGTCAGAAACGTTATCGCAACAGCGATGACGCAACAGAGCGCTTCCGCCACTGCCTACTGGTCAGCCGTTCCAGCCGGAGCTAACTTAATAATTAGCGAGGTCAGGAAAGCTGCCAGAACGCTTCAGAGGAATGACGCCTTCCAACAGGAAGACGGTAACTGGGTAGCGGTAGCACATCCTGATTCAATCTACGATTTGACGGGAGATGCCTCAACAGGAGGCTGGATAGATGCCAACAAATACACCGAGGGTAATGCTACGAAACTTATGACCGGTGAAGTCGGGAAACTGTATGGAGTTCGCTTCTTACAGTCTTCCAACGGCTACACAAGGGGAAGTTCGTACGCAACTACGTCGGCGGTTGTTGCTTCAACCACGATCTATGTCACATCCGTGTTTGGTAAGGATGCGTTCGGCGTTTCCGAACTCCAGAATCTTAAGACTTATATCAAGCCTTTCGGTTCCGGTGGAGTCGGAGACCCGACAGACAAAATTGCAACGGCAGGATGGAAAACTTTGTTTGGCACTAACGTGCTGAATTCTGCTTTCGCCGTAAACATTAATCACACAGTCAGTTCAACTGCCTAAGGTGATTAAGTTGTTCCAATAGCCCGGCGCAAGTCGGGCTTGTTGGTATTGACTTGATGTGATATATTGATACAGTTAATCCCGCAAGGGCAGACCCCACAAGGGTCTTTTTTTATGGGCAAATGGATTTATTATAGTCCTAACCAGTACAAATACGTCAGTGATGATGACCCACGCCCCGAAATCAAACTCAAAACCCGTGAAATAGGAGATACTTATGTTAAGTTCGTTCCTTCATGGAAGAAATACGAGCCTGACATATTAAATGTTGACAGGAAAGAAGACTTCAAAAGAAATGATGCTTTCCTTGCAGAAAGGGAACACGAAATCAAGACCGACCCCAAAGCAAGACGGTGGGAGGAGTCACGTAAGCAGGAGTGGGCCAGAAACAAGCCAGCATGGAGAAAACAGATGATGAGGGAGGGCTTAATATGATTTCGATAGTAATGTCGAGTTATAACAGGCCTAAAAAGCTGAAAAGGGCCATAGATTCTGTTATAAATCAGACTTTTACCGATTGGGAGCTTGTCATAGTGGATGATAACTCAAAAGAAGACACTCAAGCTGTTGCAGAGGCATTCAAAGACCCCAGAATACGCTACATAAAGCGCAAGAAGAACTTCGGTAATGATACAAGGCCTAAAAATGAGGGTATATTAGCCTCAAAGGGCGAATTTATATGTTTCTTAGACGATGATAACGAATATAGACCAGATCACCTTGCTATTTTACTCAAAGAGATTCAAAAAGACGATAAACTGGATGTAGTTTACGGCGATAGATGGATAATTTCAGATAAAGACAATCCTCACCCAATCAAAGACCAGCCGGGATTCATGTCAGACTTCGATCCGGCACTTCTGATGGAGAGAAACTTCATAGACTCATCAGACATCATAGTTAAACGTCAGGCTCTATTCGACATAGGAGGGTTCGATGAGAGGTACAAGAAGTATATTGATTGGAATGTATATATCAGGTTGACCAAGTACGGCAAGAAGTTCAAGAGAGTGCCTATGTTCATAACCAACTACCATATACACGGGGACATGAAGTCCATAAGAGTCAAGACTAAAGGCGACAGCCAGACAGCTTTCGTTCCTGAATGGGACCCTTACAACCTTGAGATTGAGCTTCCCTATTTAAACACGTCAGCCAGAACCCAGCCGAGAGTGGCGGTATTTAGTATAACTTATGATCGGCTGGGATATACAAAGAAATCCTTTAAAAGTCTGCATGATACTGCTGGATATCCTTATGATCATTTTATTATTGATAATGGATCGACTGATGGAACTTTTGAATACTTACAGGAGAGAATGAAAAATATCCAATGGGGATATTTTAATAAAAAGAATGTAGGAATTTCTAAAGCCTCTAATCAGGCCATAGATTTAATTAAAAGCTCGATTCCTAAGTATGACATCATAATTAAATGGGATAATGACTGTTTTGGACTCACTCCAGGTTGGCTTGCTAAGATGGTTGAGATATGGAAATGTCACCACATGCTAGCCATGTCCTGTTACGTTCAGGGTTTAGTCGATAATCCCGGCGGTTCACCACGAATGGGCTATGGAACTATAAAAGGTGAACTTATAGGCATGACCCAGCACTTAGGAGGGATATGTCACTTCGTAGACGCCCACGCTTACGACAAATTCAGGTGGGATGATAATTCATTCTTACACGGAGTACAGGATATGGAGATGTCCCAGTTCTTAAAGTTCAATGGGTATATGCTTTGCTACTTAGAAAATTACTTCGTATCTCATGGCCCGGGTACTGACCAACAGAAAAAAGACTTTCCTGAGTATTTTCAAAGACGTGTTAAAGATAAACAAACAAGATATGCCAACGCCAACGGGTAATCCACAACAGAATACTAGAATTTATTGGAACTATATCTATACTACTCCGGCTAAAGCTAAAGATTATTGGAGCAAGACACACCGCTTCCCCTTAGCTGTAACTTACGTCAAAGACGGAGATAAGTTCATAGATTTAGGTTGCGGGGTGGGGATACCTGGACGGACGATAAAGAAAGAACGCAAGGGTTGTGAGATATGGGGAGTCGATATTTCAGATGAGGTAATTGAGAACAATAAGAAAGACGACCCGGATATCCATTATTTTCAGGGGTATATAGGTAATTTAGGTTTCCTTCCGATCAATCACTTTGATGTAGTCTTTTGCGGTGAGACTATAGAGCATTTAGACACTCCTTCAGATTTATTTGAGGAAGCCTTTTCTATTCTTAAACCCGGAGGGAAACTAATAATAACAACTCCTCTTAAAGACCATATAAATTCTCCCGAGCATATGTGGATTTATACAAAGGAAGACGTGGAGAAACTATACAGGGATGCAGGGTTTTCAAAAGTTGAGTTTAAGGACTTACCTGATACCGAGCATTTAGTAATTATTTTTGCAGTTGGTACAAAATGAAGACAATATCACTTGATCTGGATGATTTCAGTATTTTGAACAACCGCATGGACTTGCTTATGCAATTAAAAGAGTCCTATCCCAAACTAAAAGTCTCACTCTTTACCATCCCCTATGACTTTGCTTATGAAACACTGCCGGAAGGACAAATACTAAGGGATAAGACCCTCGCCATGATTAAAACCCAACTGGACTGGATAGAACTCATACCTCATGGACTGGTTCACTTTCCCAAAGAGTTCGAGAAGTGTGACTACAAGACCATGAAGCTAAAAGTATTCCCGGCCATAGAGGAAGCGTTTAAGAAGGACTGCCTGCCTTACGTTAAAGGTTTCAAAGCTCCTTACTGGTTGTGGAATGAGGAAGTAGTCAGAGCTTTAGACGAGGAGGGCTGGTGGGGAGCGATAGATAAAGGCGCACAACTTAAGACTAAGAAATACTTTGAATACACTCATGGAATAGATGAGATTTTTTGGGAGAGTACATTCGACACTCTTAAATTACACGGACATATAACCAACGATAACAATAACGCTATTGCCAAATGTTTTACTAATTTATTCAAAATGCCTACAGATGCGGAGTTTCGCTTCGCTTCTGAACTTTTAAATGAGACCAATTAGAATATGCGCCTACGGAAATCCGTCCGGAAGTAAATTCTGGCGTCTCATTGATCCTTTAAAGTATCTTCGTAAGAAAGGCTTTGATGCGTATGTATCAGATAACGGAATAAACGAGTTAGAAGCTGACTGGGCTGATATTATAATCGTCCAAAGCTGTACCGATAAGAAAGGATTAGCTCTTTTATACCAATTCCAGCAGGAGAAGGAAAAAAAGATCGTAGTTGAGGTTGATGATTTTCTGGAATTGAACGAGGACTCGCCTTTCAAACATGCACATAATGTCTTTGAGGCACAGTTTGTCATCTCACGCACAATGCAGGTAGCTGATGCGGTAACAACGACTACCGACTTTTTAGCTTTACAACTGGCAAGGTACAACAAAAATGTAAAGGTGCTTCCTAACTATATAGATGAGGACAGATGGAATCTTCCTAACCTTCCAAATACGACCGATAGAATTAGAATAGGCTGGGCGGGATCAATAACCCATGTAGAAGACGTAAGGATGATTGAGCGGCCTATACGTCTTATTTGTAAAGAGTTTCCCCAAGTCCAGTTAATTATCGTAGGTGATCCCAGAGTTGCGGAGATATTCAAAGGACTTCCGGTAGACAACCAGCTAGGCGTTCCCTTTGAGGCTTGGCCTTCCAAGTTACGTTCTTTAAGGTTAGATATAGGTTTGGCTCCGCTTCGTAAAACTCTATTCAACCAATGCAAATCTAATATTAAATGGATTGAGTATTCAATAGCAGGAATCCCCGGAGTTTATTCTCCTACGATTTACAACGATATTGGGACAAAGCATTTTGACGGCATTTACGGGATGATAGCGGAGAATCAGGAGCAGTGGTACAGGTGTATCAAGAATTACATAATATCCCCGGAGTTAAGAGAAGATATAGCAGGAAGGGCTTTATCTTGCGTAACTACAGGCTACACTCTCAAAACAGGGATCAAGAAGTGGGTAAAGTTTTATAGGCAGTTGATTTCAATGGAGAATAGTGATATAAAAAGTGAGTTACCGGCGCAAGCCGCAAACACCTGAAAGGGTGTTTTTTTATGGAAGATAACGTAACATTCAGAGAAGCCCCGGTTCCTACTATAGAGCAACCAAAGGTTGATATTCCCGAACCTGTAAAAGACAACACT